AATCCCTGCGTATCCAAACACTCAACATCATCCCTACGGGGAGAAGGAAATACTCATGAAAGAATATATTGACCGTCAGGTTGAGATTCGCAACCGTGCATGGAACGAAGCCAAGGCAATCTTGGATCAGGCCACCGCAGAGAAGCGTGACCTCTCAGCAGAAGAAACCCAAACCTACGAGCGCATCTCGAAGGAATTGGACGAGCGTGGGCAGACCATCGCAAAACTTCGTGAAGACGAAGCTCGCGAACTGCGCATGGATGCAGCAACCCGTGAAATCGCCGACCAGGTTCGTCCTGTTGCCGGTGTTCCAGCCAGCGATGACGCAGCAAACCTGCGTTCGTTGTTCACAGGTGAGAAGCGCAGCCACTCATTTGAGCGTCGTGACATCTTGAAGTCAAGCACAGGTTCACCAGTTCCAACATCGTTCTACGATCAGGTAATCATGAAGGCACGTTTGATCGCGCCTGTACTTGAGACTTCAACTGTGTTGAACACCGCAGGTGGCGAAAACCTTCAAATCCCATCGTTGTCCACCTACTCGGTTGGCACGGTAACTGGCGAAGGTTCAGCAATCGGCGAATCCGATCCTGTATTCAACTCGTTCATCACCTTGAGCGCATACAAGTACAGCTTCCTCACCCAAGTTTCAACTGAACTTCTTGAGGACTCTGGCGTTGACATGTTGTCATTCTTGGCTGACCAAGTTGGTAACGCACTCGGCTTTGCTGTTGGTTCAGCATTGACTGTTGGTTCGGGATCTGATGCACCTAACGGCATCGTCACCGCATCAGCTGTTGGTGGTACCGCAGGAACCGCAACAGCGTTCACCGCAGACAACCTCATCGACCTTGTTTACAGCCTTGATGGTGCAGCACGTCTGCTCCCAGGTTGTGGCTTCATGATGAACGGCAAGTCAATCGGTCAAGTTCGCAAGTTGAAGGACACCGCTGGAAATTATGTATTCCAGCCAAGTCTGTCAGCTGACGCACGTGACATGCTCCTTGGTAAGCCAATCTACGAAAACCCTTCAATGGCAGACGTAGCAACAACCACCAAGTCGGTATTGTTCGGTCACCTTCCTTCGTACTTCGTGCGCACGGTTGGCGGCCTTCGTTTGGATCGTTCAGATGACTACGCATTCAATGCTGGTCTTGTGACGTTCCGTGCGACGTTCCGTGTTGACGGCGATTTGCCACAGACATCACATATCAAGCACCTCGTCCAGCCATAATTGGTTTGATGTAGTGCAACCGATAGCAATATCGGTGTAAGTTTGAGGGTAGGCCAAACACGCAGGGTGGCCTACCCTCATTTCTTTTTTATACCCTGCGACCTGCGAAGGAGAGAATGGTGGGAAAGAATGCTGGTCATAATCAAAAACACTCCGGTCGAGTTACCAGAGCTGGAGGCAGAGATATTGCTCCGGTGGGGAGTAGCCAACTTGCCAGAGCAAGCAGACCTTCCAATTCCGAATCGTTACGAATCCTCTGGTACTCGAACGCCCCGTTCGCGCCAACTGGTTACGGAACCCAAACAGCGCAAGTCGTCCAAAGGCTCATCAAACAAAAACACGAAGTAGCGATTCATGCGATGTACGGCATCGAGGGTATGGCTTCGATGTGGAATGGGATAAAACTTTATCCGCGTGGAATGTCACCGTATTCCGATGATGTGCTTGTTGCGCATTGGATGGATTGGGCGAATGGGAATCGTGATATTCCTGCGATGTTGATGACTTTGTTTGATGTGTGGGTTTTGAAGTCTCAGTCGTTGGATCAGGTACCAAATATTGCGTCGTGGGTTCCGATTGACCATGCGCCTTGTCCGCCTGCTGTGGTTGAGTGGTGTAAGCGTCCGAATGTGAAACCGATTGCGATGTCTAAGTTTGGTTTGGATATGTTGCAGAATGCTGGGGTGGATGCGTTGTATGCGCCTCATGCGTTTGAGGATGTGTTTGTTCCTACACCGAAGTTGGTGAATAGTCGTGGTGAGTTCACCGGTAGGGAGTTGATGGAGGTGGATGAGGACAGGTTTGTTGTGATGATGAATGCTGCGAACAAGGGTCAGAATCCTTCACGGAAATCTTTTGGTGAGAACATTTTGGCGTTCGCTATTTTCGCTCAAGACCGTCCTGATGCTTTGCTCTATCTGCACACGGAACGTGACGGTGCGATGGGTGGGATAAATCTTGTTCACTTGTTGGAGGCGTGTGGTGTGCGTAAGGAGCAGTACAAGATTGTTGACCCTTACGCTTATCGGACTGGTTTCCCTCAGCAAGCGTTAGCGGCGTTGTACACGGCTTCGGATGTGCTGTTGGCCTGCAGTATGGGGGAGGGTTTTGGGGTTCCGGTCATCGAGTCCCAAGCCTGCGGTACAAGGGTGATTGTTTCGGACTACACGGCACAGCCAGAGTTGGTTGGTGTGGGGTCAGCTGTGGCGATCCAGCCGTTCTGGGATAGCCACCAAAGGTCGTGGTTCTGCACCCCACAGGTACCGTCCATCGTAGATGCCCTGATACAAGCCTACGAAGCCCCACGCGGTGTCTCAGACGAGGCTGTGGCCTTTGCTAGCCAATATCGCGCTGACAGCGTGTATGAGGCTTACTGGAAGCCAATCATGAAGGAGTTGACCTCATGGTGCCAGTCATCATCGTCCCCGTCCTAAATAGGTATGACCTTTTAGAACGCTGTTTGCAGTCGCTTGATTATCCGGTGGAGACACTCATCGTTATTGACAATGGTGGGCAGTCCACGTTGCATGATTGGCCTTGGGTGATTGACCGTCGCCATGTGAAGAACTATCACGTCTGGTCAATGCCCACGAACCTCGGTGTCGCGCCGTCGTGGAACCTCGGTATCAAAGCGACACCTCACGCTGACGGCTGGATACTGCTGAACTCTGATGCGTACTTCAAGCCAGGTCAGTTGGAAGTTTTCTACAACGATTGCAAACCTGATTCGGTGACGTTGACTGAGGCTCAGCCTGGTTGGTCTTGTGCGTGGGTTGGGTCTGAGGTGGTTGCAAAGGTTGGGCTTTTCTGTGAGGCGTATGTCCCCGCATATTTTGAGGACACAGATTTTCAAGAGCGGGCAACAAGGGTGAATATCCCGTTCTGGACTTCTGACGCTGGAATTGTTCACGACAATTCTTCTACGATTCAAGCTGCACCAGAGTTGGCTGAGAAAAACAATAAGAGTTTCGCTGCGAATGCTTCGCTTCATGCGATGCGTTGGCAGTCTGGTTTGCCTGATGCTGGTCATTGGGATTTAACACGACGAAGGGATTTGGGATGGGATTAAGAGAGTACGACCCGATGGATGATTATGAGAATCTCCACGAAGGCGAAACGATTTATGTTCTCGGCTCAGGTGCAACGCTCGACTATCTGACACCAGACTTCTTTGACGACAAGCTGACGATTGCAGTTAACTTCGTTGGCTCAGTATTCGGGTTGAAGGGTTACTACTGTTTCAGCCATTATCACGAAGACTCTAAGCATGAAGCGATGCAGGATGAGTGCATCGCAGTCTTCACCCCGTTGCGTGAACATGGGACTGATGCAGAGTTCCAAGGGTTTATGCCAAAGATTGTGACGTTCGGTACGCGTACCGGCAGACCAGGTACGTCGTTCAACCCACATGACAAGGATTGGCCTGTGTTGTCAGGGCAGTTGACTATCGGGTCTTCGAGCATTCATGGGGCGATGCACCTTGCAGCGCACATGGGGGCGAAGTTCATTGTGTTGGTTGGGGCTGATTGTGGTTGGCTTGGTGGGCGTGATAGGGCTGATGGGTATCCTGCTGGTGATTCGCATTGGGCTTTGTATGAGCAGCATCTTCGGGATATGAAGCAACGGTTGTGGGATGTGTATTCATGTCAGACGTACAGCCTGAATCCGTTTGTGAACTATTCGCTTGAGGGTGTGCAGTATCGTGGTGCTGCGTCAATCAACTAGAATCGGGACACCATGATTAACCAAGGGTACGCCACCAGAAATCAGGTCAAAGCAGCTCTCCGTATCGGTACGGCTGACACGCTTGATGATGATTTGATTGACAACTGTGTTGGCGCTGCTTCGCGTTTGATTGATGGTTATTGCAACCGTCGTTTCTGGCAGACTGGCACGGCTGAGGCACGGGTGTTTCAGGCTGAGGATTCGTTCTACTGTTCGATTGACGATATTGCTGGTACAGCGTTGACGTTAAAAACTTCTACTCAGGCTGACGGAACTTTTGATTTGCAATGGAGTCGTTCGGATTATCAGTTGGAACCGTTGAACGGCAACCTTGATGGGTTGACTTGGAGTTACGACAAGATTCGTGCTGTTGGCGATTACCTGTTCCCAACGGTGAATGCGAACTATGGTGAGCAGGCTTTGGTTCAGGTGACTGCAATCTTTGGTTGGCCTTCTGTGCCGGAGCCAGTAACCCAAGCAACGATCATTCAGGCTTCACGTATCTTCAAACGCTACGACTCACCTCTTGGGGTGGCAGGCTTTGGTGACTTGGG